GATATTCTTGCTTCTGTTGCACTAACAGTTCCAAAATCTTCAGCCATTGTGTTTAGCTTATCTATGCTCATTATTTGAGCATCTGCAAGGTCAATAGCTGCCTGTTTTTGCTGCTCCATTGCTGCATGTACAGACATTAGAATGCCTACTAATCCTATAAGAGAAGCAACTACAATTCCAACTGGTCCAGGGATCATCATCATTGCACTACCAGCCATAGATGCAGCCATACCTATTCCTTCAAGACCTGGAACCATTGATGCAACTGTACCACCAGCCATAGCCAGCCCCATACCTGCACCCATACCGCCCATACCCTTAACGCCAGCTGCAACACTGCCAGCAACCTTTTTTATTTTTCCACCAACACCAAATGCATTTTTAGCACGTTGACGAATCATTTCTTTTCTATCTACTTTTGCTTTTTCTGCTGCATCTCGTTCAGACTGACTTTCAGGAATAGGTCTTTCGGGTGCTCCTGGAATAATATACTGGTCTACTGGAACAACAATTTGTCTAGAACCAGTTCTACCAGTTGATGTAATAAAGCTACTACCAGGAGCTCCTGCATTAGTCTGGGCTCTTCTATTTCCTCGTCGCCCTCCTGGTGCTGCACCACCTCCTGCACCATTAACGGTAGCCTGTCCAAGATTCTGTCCAGCTCTTGCTGCATCATCTACTTTAGAGTTAAGACCGTTGATTGCACCTTGACCAATATCTGAACCAATTCTATGAGCTTCTTTTGATGGTGATGATGTTTTTGTAACCTCTTTAACTGCATCAAGTGTGCTATCTATTGCATCTTGATAAAGTTTTCTAATTGCTGCAGCATAACTTCCTGTTGCTGCCTCGGCTTCAGCTATTTGTTGTGCAGTAACACTGACAACTTTGCTAGGGTTTCCAGACATATAGATATCTGTCATTCCAGTTTTTGCTCTTGCAGCGACTGTTTGTGCAGCTCCTGTCATTGCTCTACCTGCTGCAAGATCTTCCATCGGTGCAACAGTTCTGTCCGTAAGGTGTGCTAAAACAGAGTCTTCTGGAGATGTGCCTCCAAAGAATTGTTGGTCAATTGATTTATAGGAAGCCATTTTTCCTTTATATGAAGAAACTCCAGGAACAAGCTGTGCTCTACCTGCTGTTCTTACGTTTCCAGAACTTCCAATTCTTACTTTTGTGTTGTCATCGTAAGTTGTTATTTCTTTCATTACTGTTTGAGCTGCATCTCTTACATCTGCAGAAACATTAGATAACTCTCTTTCAAGGTTTCTTTTAAATGCCCCTGAAACTTCTTCATCTCCAATTTTCCCAACCATTTTCGACAATTCATCTGCCATACCACCAGAAACATTCTTAGCTAGATCTATAATTTCTGGTCTATTAGAAAGCAGTTCTCTTACTTGAGCTTGTGACGTTGCACCAAGTTGACTAGCAATTTCTCCCACTATTGGAGAAAGAATTCCACCATTTGCATCTACAAGTTCTCGCACAATTCGAGCTGGGTCAGCAACTTTGTTTAATAGGTCTGCGTTTGATTTTTTAGAAAATAACCCAACAGCATTTGTGTATCCACTAACCCCAACACCATCTTCATAGCCAGGTATATTTCCAGCAACCATTCCATTAATAAGGGGTGCATACTTCTTAGCCATCTTTGCAGGAATGACTGCTTCTCCTGGTGACAGCATTGCAGGAACTACATCACCCTTACCCTTTGGACCAGGGACGCTAACCACACCCTTGGCATACTTCTTTGGTTTTGCAGCTGCCCCAGCCACCTTTCCTCCAGGTGTTGCAAATCCACGTTGAGCAGTAATTGCTTTTTGATAAGCCAGTGTTAGTGCATTAAGTGATGCTGCCTCTACGCTAAATGTTTGTGCAAGTCTGCTATGTGACTGGTTAAGTGATGCTGCTACTGCTGCGGCTTCAATCTGCTGTTGGGTCATATAGTCTGTTTGTAGACCTAGAGTTGTTGTGTCTGCCCCAGATCTTTTAAAGATATTTCCAAGCATCTGGAACATCTTAATAAGGTTAGCTACACCGTTAGCAACAAGACCAACAGTCATAAGCAGAACAGGACCAATACCTGCTACAACTGTAGTTAAAATAACAGCAAATGATTTAGCACCATCACCCATGTTGTTAAACTGATTAAGTAGCTTTGTTCCAAATTCAATAACTGGAGTAATAGCCTTTAGGAATTCTTCTCCCACAGGTGCTAGGGCTGCCTGGAAGTCTGCAAAAGCTTTTTCAAACTTATAGGTAGTTGTCTCTTCTACCTTTTTAAGTTCTCGTTGTGATAGGATTGCAAGCTCTTGAGTGGTTGCCTTAGTTAATTCAAGAACACGACTTGCCTGTGTACCCTCGCCAATTACGTTTTGGAAAAGTGTCGATAGACGTGAGAACTGGAACTTACCAAATAGTTGCTCAATCGCACGAGCACGACTTAGTGGATCAAGGGTATCTAGTGCCGATGCAAAGTCAATTACAAGACCCTGGATATCTCCTTTGTTTGAATTAACAATTTTGTCAATGTTAATTCCAAATCCTTGAAGCATTTCTTTTGCTTTGCCAGTTGGATTAATAAGTGCAGCAAGACCAGACTTGAGGGCGTTAGCACCTTCGGATGCGTTAATGCCACCTTCCTTCATCGCTGTAAGGAAGAAGGCTAGGTCTTCTACGTCTCCACCAAGTTGTTGAACAACAGGTCCAGCCTTTGGAATAGCAATAGTCAGGTCTTCAATTGATGTGACCGACTGGTTTTCTACTGCGTTAAGAAAGTCAATTTTATTGGCAAGGTCTTCAGTTGCAGTCCCAAATGCGTTTGTAATTGACATTGTTGTTTCAAGAGCCTGGGTCTGTTCTACGTTACCAAGAACTGCTAGACGAGTTGCTTCTGAAACTTGAGCTAAAAGCTCTTGACCTGTCTTACCAGCTGCAGCAGCCTCAGATGCAAGCCCAATTGTTTTTTCAACTGCAACACCGTACTTGGTGTATTCTCCTGCAAGGGTTTTGATTGAATCAATCATCTGGTCGGTTTCTGCAACCGTTGTAGAGAAGTCTCCATAAACACGACGAATTCTAATTACCTGCTTTTCAATTTCCATAAAAGATTTAGCAGCAGTGCTTGCAAATAGTGAAAGCGGAAGTGTAAAACCAACCATAAGCTGGCGACCAGCCCACTGTGTGTTCTTACCAAAGTTTAGAAGGTTAGTAGAACCCTGCTTTAGAAGTTGATTATATAGTTGCTGCTTTTGTGCAGCAATCATTGTTTTTGTTGAAAGTTCATTCATGTCAAGAGTTAGTGGTCTAACCTTGATTGACTTTAGTGCTCCGTTAGCATCTCGCCCCATTGAGATGTACTGAGTCTGAAGATCTTTAACTCTTTCGGTAGCTACTTTTGTAATTGTTTCAAATTCACCACGGAAGAATCGTCCGAATGTTTTTGTTGATGCCCCAGCGTATCTAAAATACTGCCCCATCGAAAGTTTATTTTTCTCAAGGGCAGTAGTGAATGCTTCGGTAGTTGACTGAACCTTAGTCATTCCAGCTTGGAACTGACCACCAGCATTAATAGAGTTTATTAGGTCTTGCTGTAGTTTGGAAGCGTTTTGACCAGCAACTGCTCCACCACGAGCCATCTCTGTGTGAAATCTTGCGATTTGACTCTGTAGTGCTTTGAGTGCTGCAGTAGCAGCGGTAGTGTCAATATCTATGCGGATATTAGCATTTGCATCTTCAGCCATTCATTAACACTTCCCTTTTTTAGTCTAGCCCATAAGACCAGCTACAGTATCTGAGAGGTTAATTCCAGATGCTGCTTCTACCACCTTATAAACGGTTGGTAGATCAATATTGTCCTCAAGAGCAGATACATCGGCTGCTAGTTCTGGACTATACTGCTTCATTGCAATTTGAACACACTTCATAAGTATATCCATTGACTTTGCGTTGTCGTCTGCTACCTTAGCAATACCCTCAAATTCTTTCATAAAATCACGAAGTAGTGAGATTTTGAGTGGACGGACATTAAGTACTGTTCCGTCGATAAGTGTAAGCTGTGTAGCTTCATTAATTGTTGTTGCCATTGTTTCCTCCTTGTTAGGCTCCTTAAATTATATCACAAAAGCTGTTTAGTTTTCGACTAGTTTTTCATAGCCTAATCCCATACCTATTCCAAATCCAGCCTGTGCAGCATTTGCTCCTTGTAAGGCTACTACATCATTTGAATCACTGGTTGCTCCGCCACTAAAAAACTTGGCTTTCTTCTGCTCCCAAAGGTCTTGACTACCGCTTTCTTTATCGAGGTCTACCCCTTGAATGCCAGCCATAAACTTCTTTTCCTGATAGTCCAAATCTCTTTTTACGTTAAGTATTGATGTTAGTTCTGGCATAGATATTGATGATTCAAGCTCTTCAAAATCTTTCCATATTCCTAAAAGAAATACTTCTGCTTCTAGTGTTGCTAGATCAAGAGTCTCCCAGGTAGATCCACTGTCTACTGCCTGATCTTTTACTGGCTCTTCTTTGTCTTCTCCGTCAATTTTAATTCCAGCTCCAATGTCCAATACTCTATAGATAGCTGGAAGGTTAAGGTTGTCTTCTAAGTCTTCTATTGTTTTTATAGATGGATAAAATTGTTTCATACATACCCTCGCACATTGTGCTAATGCTGAGATTGCTTCTGCATCATCTTTTGCAAGTTTAACATTTTCAAACTCTTTCATAAATTCTCTAAGGTATTTAATCTTTAGCGGTGTTAAATATATCTCTGTTCCGTCTACTAGTGTAGTAGTTCCTGTTTCATAAATTTCTGTTGCCATACATCTATTGTACCAAAAACAAAACTGCCCAGAGCCGAAACTCTGAGCAGTCCTGATTATATTAAGTTATGATGCGAGTGTGCGGTCTACAATCTTTCCATAAGACGCATTGTCGTTAGGAAGAAGTCTGAATGAGACTTCGAACATTGTAGCTTCGTCACGCTTTGCTGATACTGTAACACTTTCGATTGAAAGAGCACGGTATGCAACGTAGATTCGCTCAATTGATGAACCAGCTGCACAGTCTCCTGTTCCTGGACCAACTGCAACGAGACCACGCTCAACTGGACATTCGCCAATGTTTCCTGCACCAAGATTTAGAACTCGGTCACCGTCGTAAGTTGGTGTTCCGAATGCACTCTGTGATGTAGCACTGGTGTATGTAGCTGAAAGGTCGCTTGATTGTCCTGCAATTGCGAAAAGCAAATTGTCGAGTGTTGCTTCAGCGAATGCTGTGTTAAGGTTAACCTGCATTCCCTGCTTGTAAAGCTTAGCAACGTCGAGAACCTGGTCAACCTGTACCTCACCGAAGTCAGGCTGGAAGACAATTTCAAGACCATTCATTGTGTAACCAACGTTACGGAAGTCAACCTCATTTGTTGCATTTGCGAGAGTATCCTTGTAGGAAATGTTGGTTTGGAAGTTGGGAAGATCTAGTTCAGCCTGAGTGTTGGTAATACCACCACTTGTGTTCTGACCGATTGGACCGTCTTCGTATGTGAAAAGTGCTGCTGCACCAACGATGATGTTAGCACTTGTACCACGTGAATATGCCATATTTATTTCACCTCTTTCTTGTTATAGAATTTGGGTGGGTGTTTCCTCTTTATAATTATATATGGTTATTATGCAAATGAGTCTGATTTGTGCCAGTCATAGTCAATAATTATTTTATTTCCTGCATATGTACGAGCAGTACCAAAATCTATAATGTCACGAGTTTCTTCAAGCTGATAGATCTTAATTTCGTGGAAGTAAGGTAGTAGGAAGTCTGTTCCGTCAAATGTAACCTTGTTATGAACCTTGCCGTCTACAGTTACTGTACCGCTGACCTTAGATGCAATCCAAGCATTTAGATCTTTTGCTGAGTCGTCTCCGTTGTCCAGAAGATCCTGTATCTCTTGTGTCATTTCTATAAGGTTAACTACTGCTGTTTCTGTTAATGCATAGAAATAGTAAAGTAACTGTTCGCACTTAATGTATGGGAATGGTGTTCTACGCATCTTAAACATTCTGTCAAATACCGCTGCTTGCCCCTGGAAGGTGTATCTTGATGTACCGCCAGATGTGAGAACATCTATGCTAAAGCTTTCTGCAACACTAAAGTCGCTTGGGTATGTTGGAAACATTGGGACTGCTCCAAAACCTCTACCTGCAAGTTTCTCCTGCAAGTATTTATTGATAAAAATTGGGGGATAGTATATTGCCATTATCGTTTAACTCCTATGTTTGCAATCCAGGTATAGCCTGTTGAGATACCGACAGATCTGCCGCCACGTTTTCCTGCGGATAGATTTTTGGTAAAGGCTGAAGGATTACGAATATAATCCATAACTCCACTAACTCTTAAAAATGCTTGTGAAAAATAGTTATTAAAAAATGAATCGAATGTTTTTTCAAATCCACCTTGAGCCTGAATCCCACCAGGATTATCCACTACAATTGGATTTTTTGTAAACACTTGCTCACCGTTATCCTCAAAAGCAAGCACAGATGCATTACGAGGTCTAATTGTAACTGGAATTCCGTTTTCCATAATTCTTGCTTTGTCATAGAATGGAACAGTAGAGCCATTTTTTACTGAAACAGACTGTCTAAAGGTTGACTTAATTGATAAGCCTAAGCCAGAAACCGTATAGTCAATGTCGAACAGTCTTGCATTGGGACTGCCAGTTTGATCCCACTCATACATGTGCTGAAGTATTGCTGGATTTGTTCTGGCAGAAGAGTCGATGTATTGTTTAATTAAATCAATAGCGTCTTTTCCTACTGCGTTAAGTATGTGGTTTCTTCCTCGCTTCACGCCTTCTGTGAATCCAAAAGAGTACTGAATCATATTGTTCATTTCTTTAAGAAAGAGGGTGTCGTTAAATCTTGCTTTCATTATACATCTGCCCCCTGATTTTCAGAGCGGCGTAGAACTACTTTGTAATATTCTACAGACCCAAAAGGATTAACAAATGGAGCCTGTGTTGCAATTTCAAATAGTGTTGACTTTCCGTTTCTTGGTCCAGATGTTTCAAGGTAGATTGGATTATCAAACTTGTCACGAATATTTGTTATAACAACATTGGTTGCTGCGTTCTTTGCATCAACACTTGAAATACGAATATCTTTTTTTACTCTTCCTAATAAAATAAAGTCTGTTTTAATATCTGGGTCTGGCTTGATATCTTCCTTATATGAAACTCCAGCCTCATTAAATGAGCAAACAATTGTTTTATCTAAAACCCAAGTCTTAGTAACATTACCATAAGCAGTTGTTTCGGTAATTGGGTAATACACATCTGCCATCATTGGGAACATGAAGTCTGGGGTTTCGCAAATAGACATTACAACACCCCTAGTCTTGTAATTGACTTGGCATACTTAGAAAGTATTTTGTCTACAAGAATATTACCTGTTCCTTCAAATGACTGCTTGTCAAACTGTAGTTTGAACTGATCGGTATTGTATGCTGTCACATATCGCTTATAATAATCAAGCTGACCGCACTCAATATCTGTTATCAATAAGCTGACTGCACGAGAAATATCTGATGGTACTGCTGTATATCCAGACTCTACTACAACTCTATAGTCGTATGTTCTAGGGAAGCCACCCCAAATACCAAAGTTTAGGTCTAGATAGTCTGTGCTTCCAGCAGGAAGAATAAGATCTGCACTCTCACTTCTATTTAGCTCTCCTGTATAGGTTTGGGTTATAGCAGTTTTATCTTTTGTAATTTCAAAATTACGTACATATACTGCTGGGTTGCTTGCGTCATAAACAAGAACATTGTTTTCGTATACCTGCAAAATTTTCTTAGCATCTACCCATAGTGGTAGGTAGTCTGCCCCAAGACCAGTAGTTTCAAAAGTTGTTTTCTTATAGTAGAATCCTTGTGGGATTACAGAGTCAACAATTGCTCTTGCTAATTCTTCATTAACTGTTTTTGCAGCTATGTCAGATGCTGTGTCTGCCAGTGTATTTGGGTCTAGGTATGGTCTACGAATCTGATAGGTGTCGTCGTGAATAACGTCGCCTGATGCATCAGTAATTACAACTCTATAGTCTGAGTCATACTTTGCTGGCAAAGTAATTGTCCAGACATAAGCAGCATTATCTGTTACGGTTTGTGTAGTTGAACTAAGGTCTGCCAAGTCGGTAATGGTTGCTGTAAACACCTCATTAGTTGTGTAACTCGCTGGGATAGTATATGTAAACCCAACGGTAGTGTATGGCGATAACCTTAGTAATTCCATTAAACTCCGTACTCCTCTGCAACCTCTTCTGGGGTTGCGGTACGCACGTGATCACGCTTAAGCCACTGTTCAGCCTTTGCTTTGTCTACGATATTGTACCCTTTGTCGATCTTCCCTACGCCTTCCCACAAGACACTTCGTGTAGAGAACAATGCTACTGTTTCTTTCTTAACAACTTTAGGCTCTACCGCCTTTACTTTTGGTGACTTACTTGCGGCTCCTGAACCGATAGCACCACTCTCTGTTGGTGTAATTGAACCAGACTTTTTGCCACCTTTGGCAACGGTACGAGATGATCCGATTACGTTATCTTCATCTGTTTCTGGCATACCCTTTGATTTTTGTTTTAAGTCTGCAATTGATTCTTCTAGTGCTTCTACAGAATTTTCTACTACTTCTTCAATTGTTTCTAGTACTTCTTCAACTGTCTTTTCGACTGTTTTGATAATTGTTTCGTTTGACATTAGAAACCTCCTTAGATAATTATATCAGATAGTAAGAGAGGCAGGGACCGAAATCCCTGCCTCCCCTAAGAGTAAGACTCAACTTATGAAGATGAATCCTGGCTGTCGCTGTCAACCCAAGCTACAGCGTCTTCCTCTTCCCACTGAAGTCCGAAACGAACGAATACGGTGTATTCGATTGTGTCTTTCTTCGCAACGTACTCACGGTTTACAGTGATGTCTCGCTGGAAACCCCAAATGCGGTTTGAAGGGAATGTAAGGTCAACGTAGTTGTCTGGGTAGTAAGGAACTTCCATTACTGGAATACCTAGTACACGAGTACCACGAGCCTCTCCTAGAACCTGGTCAGTACCTGCAAGGTATGCATTACGGTACTGTTCAGTCCAGATGTTGGTTGATGCTGTACCATTTTTCTGAACGATGTCAGCGAATGTGTCGGTGCTTGCATAGAACTTAAGACCGTTCTTGAGAGCACGATACTTTCTTGGTAGAGCAGAAATAACACCCTGAAGAACCTCTGGAGTCCACGCACCGCTTGTAACGGTTGCAGAATACTCGTGAGCATCTCCACCGAAACGAACCTTGCGAACGAATCCTTCCATAATGTTAAGGAATGAGTTTCCCCCAGTTCCTGTACCATTGATGGCAAGATCTTCAATGTCATTTGCGAATGCGTTGGTCATTAGACGAACAAGGTGGTCCTCAAGGGCTGCACCTTCAATGTTGTCTTCCAATGCCTCAGCAGAAACTTCCCAGTCAAGGCGAAGCTTCTTTGTTGTTAGTTCAACCTTAGCAAAGGTTGCACCTGCGTTTGTGTATGTAGCGTCAGCCTGGTTTGCAGCACGAATAACTCGTTCTCCAACGTTGACCTTTTCGAGTTCCATTGTGTTGGCTCTCATTGTGACTCTACGACCATCTTTAGCGAGAACTGTACCGTCCCAAACATAGTCAATAAATCTACGAGCCTGTTCAGGTCGTAGAATACCACTACCTGCATCACCCGAAGGATTTACGGCGTTTGATCCAGTTGTAACACCAAAGTTTGCGGTGGGGATGTTTCCAAGTGTATCTG